AACCCCCGACGGGAGAAACGTACTGGCTGGACCAAGCCAGTCGATCACTCGCCCGGCACCAAGCCGCCAATGCTCACCAATGTATTCAGCCACTGTTGAAAGAGCATTGAGCACCGACTCTCCGTTATATCCCTGATAGACGTTGATAGCTGTAGTGCCATCGTTGATCGTCCATCCAGCTGGAGCCAGTGCCATGATCTGATCTGGCGCATCTGCAACACCCGCACCAGCCCCGGAGAGATCAAGAGCACCCACGCTGCGATACATCAATTCACGCGCTAGGTTATTGCCAGAGACGCGGATCTCCAAGCGCCCATCCTCGCCGATCACGCGCTCGATCTTGTCGATGACTCCACCGCCAAAATCCTGCAATTGACCATCGATATCCACGTATTGGCAAATTGCTATACGTTTTTCTGCAAGTACGCTCAAGTTGGGATCAGAGGCAGAAACCACAAACGAAAACTCGCCACACGCAGACAGTTTATCTGTTGTGCTGAATTGTGATACGCGCAAAGGACCTTTTCCAATTCGCGCACCGCTGCTGTTTTCGATATTGACCCAATAATTTCTGATTTGCATTAGTACCAAACCTCATAAAAACTAAAGTCGATCTCTGACCCAGTGCCGCCACCTGTAAACGTAACGCTTAGATCGTTGTCACCTGGTTCGAACGAAAACCACGCAGCAAGGTCCGCTGTAGATGATAAAGAAAGATCATCATAAGCATCGACACCATCATTCATAACCTGCATGGTGCCTGTGTCAATGATCAATTGATTACCTGCCCCGATCGTGCCAGAAAATGTGATCGACTCTCCACCAGTGCGCACAATGGAAATCGCTGTGATTGCGAGGGAACCGGCGGTCACACGAATACGGATAGATCGAATAGGCGCACGCCCTGCATCCGCGCCAATTGAGACAGTTATATTTTCTGGAGAGCTTGCGAGCTCATAGGTCTGTCCGCTATCAAATACCAGGCCGCTATCAAGTAATTCGCCGCTATCTAAATACCAAAGACCGCCAAGATCACCACGCCAGAACGCTTCCTGTGTGACAAAGCGCAGGCTTATATCCTGAATGCGTTTGAACTTTGTCTGTTCATAACTTCGCTCAGCGGTCACTTCCACCAATCGAGCATATTGCCAGTGGATATCGCCAGTGGCAGTCTCACGATATAAGCGGTCTCGTTTGCCGCGTAAAGCCATCAGCTGAGAAAACAAAGACTCCACCTCGGCTTCTGTATTTGCTGTCAACCGCATGGATTTGCTGCGCTCAACCGTGCCCGGATGCTTTTGAAGATTACCAAAGAGATCTAACGCGCCACCTTCAGGGAGCAATTGATATGCGGTTGGTGTAGAGCCAGAACCGATGAAGTCCACCTGGTTGTAGTGTTGCAGATCAACAGAACCAAAACGAGTCAATCGATACATTCTATATGGCTCCTACAGCGCGCAGCGACTTCAGCAAACCATCCTGCACAGCGCTGCCAATTTGTTGCGGCGTGGCGGTCGTGCCAGGCACATTGACGATAATGTCGCCAAAGCTGAAACTGGAAGACATACCTGCACCTCCGAATCCGCCCGCAGTTGATCCTGCCATATTGGCTGTGACATTGGCATTGAGCACATCTGAAAGCCCGCGCATTGAGCTTGCCATTTTGCGGCGCAAATCAGGCATACGTTTATCCCAACCCTCAGCAATACCTGTTGGTAAATGCTCGCCAACCTCATCTGCCATATAGCCAGACGGAGATTTAATGTGTAGAGCACTTTTTACAGCACCAACAACGCTCATGATTTCACTCACAAAGTTTTGTTTTAGCCAAGCCATATTGCTTTTGATACCTTCCCAAATCCCTGTAACTAAAGCCTTGCCGGCATTCTGAAACATAGTTGGAGCGCCAGTCATAAGCCAATCGAATAAAACCTTTATCAGATCGACAATTGCGATTAGTACGACCGATGTGTTATCGCGTAAGGCAAAAGCTAATGCCTTTATAAGCTCAACCGCAGCAGCTACGATCATAGGCAACGCTAAAATTAGCGCATCAAATATTGCCTGAACAATGACAGGAATAGCAGGTATTAATATCGGGATGGCAGCAATCAATCCTTCAGTAAGAGCCAGTATTAATTGCAAAGCCGCATCAATAAGCATCGGAAGATTTTCAATCAATGTGGTCACAATCGTAACCAATGCTTCCATAATGGCTGGTATCAAAGTAGGCAACGCCTGCGTCAGCCCTTGCGCAATAGCAAGTATGATCTGCAGCGCAGCTTGCAATACCAGTGGAAGGGCATCTAAAATGCCTGTTACCAATGCCAGCAGCATTGGCACAGCCTGCTGCACAAGCACAGGCAGGCCGGTGGTTAGGAATTCGACCAATTTTTGCAGGATGCCCTGTGCAGCTGGCAGCAGGTTGGGAATGCCGCTGATGATCGAGTCGATAATGGAATTGATGATATCCAAACCAAAGTTCAGGAAGTTCAGACCACGATCCGGCGAGAACAACTTGCCGATCATGCCAGCCAAGTTGAAGTTTCCAATTGCATTCGAGACCAGGTCACTGAGGTTCAACTCTCCGAATAATTTCTGTATGAACTCACCAAGCGAGAATTCTTTGCCGTCGAAGGATGCAAGGACTCCGGCAATAGTCTGCCCCAAGCCTTCGAGTGTGGACTTGATCTTCTCGATGCCTGCCTGTGCTGCTTCGCTGGAAAGGAACTTGTTGAGCATCGTGACCAATTGCGTCACGACCGGCAACAAGCCAGAGCCAATTTTTGCCCTGGCATTCTCAACCTGCGCTGCAAGAATACGCTGCTGGTTAGCCAGCCCGCCTGACGTGCGTTCAAAATCGCCATACGCTGGATTGAGTTTTGTATCCAGTGCAACAGCGTTCAGGATGATGGCGCGCTGGTTGGCGCTCAAGGTTGAGGTGTTCTCGTCGATCAGCCCTTTGGCAGTGCCGTACGTCTTCAGGTATTCGTCTGTGATAAATGGAAAAAACTTCTGGATAGGCTCGTAGGATCCACGAATGGCTGATTGCCAAGACGCTGCTACATCCTCAACCTCTGCATTATGAAAAGATGCTATGTCAGCAAAATGTTTGACCGCCTGCTCCGAAAGGGAGGTCGCGTCTTGTATGCCCATCCCGCCAGCTGTGAACGCAGCGCCAAGAGCCGAGGCATAATCAAGATAATTTTTTTGATTAATACCAAGTTGATTAGCTGCTGCCTGAGAGTTCTTGATCACCGAATCAGACATCGAAGCAAAGACGGTCTCGCTCTTCGATAGAGTTTCATTTAGATCAGAGGCAGGACCAACTGTAGAAGCCAGCAACACGGCTACACCTACAGCAACCGCAGAAGCCATTTTCGCAGCGCCTATAGCTAATCCTGCAGCTAGGCTTGCTACACGTCTGGCTAAATTTCCCAATGCACCGACAGTTGCGCTTGCCATATTTTTCAAACCACCAAGTGCAAGGGACATCCGCCCAGTAGATTGGGTAGTTTTATCCTGTTCTCTCCCAGTTTTTCTTGTTTCATCTGAAACGTCTTTTAATGAATTCTCAGTCTTTCCAAGTTCACGATCCATTTTCCCGAGCGTTTCAGTCTCTTTATTTAACTTGATTTCAAGTTCTTGCGCCGCGCGGCTGGTAGCGCCTTTTTCCTGCTTTACTCGCTCCCATTCTTTGCGGGTCGCGTCTACCTTTTTGGCTTGGATTTCCATCTGGCTATTAAGCGACTTGATTCGCAATTCCAGACCGGTCGCATCACTGGACCAGTCACCCAACGCAGCTGCAGACGCCTTAAAGCCAGACTCCAACACGCGCAGGTCACGGTTCATCGCCGCAATACCCGTCTTGAAGTCAGTGGTATCAACGCCAGCTGTCGCCTTGAGCTTGTTATCGTCTGCCATACGTCACCAGTTACAGCCAGTTCACCTGGTCTGCAAAAACTTCCTTCTTTTTCTCGCCAGTTTTCTTTTCACTCGCCTTGGCTTTCCATTGCGGGTAATAAAAAACAAACGGTAATAAACTTTCAATATCGGTCTCGTCAATCTAATGCAGCGACCATTGGAACAGTTCCACCAGTTGACATTCTAGATCCAGGAACCAGTCGCCGCCGCTGTCTATTTCTTCTTCAGCGACGGGGGAATAGGGTTTTTTGCAAACTGCGCGGCCAGACCATTGGCGCGGCTAAAGACCGCACCAAGCACAGAATAACACTCGATCAAATCTGTTTTTTCTTCAAGTTCATCCGCGGTGAATTTATTGCCAAAGATCTCGACAATAAAATTGTTGAGAACATTGATTTGCTCTTCGCCAATATTATTTGGGCCATTGATTTCTTTCTCAAGACGAATTGCAGTTTTCAAAAACTTTGTCTTGACACGATGAATTGAATGTGTAGCAATAACTTCGTCATTCTCATCGTAAAAATTTAGTTCAATCGGTTCAAACATGTCGAATCCTTCCATTTTCAAATTTAGGCAGCCGCCATATACGACGGCTGCCAATTTTTACTACGCAGTTTCGAAATTGATCACTGCATCGGCCAAAGACTGACCGTACACATCGGTAACGCCTGGGATGATGATCAGGTACTCGGTCGCTGAGTCCAGGCTACTAGTCGGGTTGATCGTCACAATCGTGCGAGCTGCATTGATCGTGCGAGCTGCAGCAATTGCCGCACCAGTTGTCGGGTCAATCAGCACAATCCCATTTTCGGCATTGCCAGCGAGCGCATTGCTAAACGTAAGGGTAATGTTTGCAGTGACCACCACACCTGTTGCCCCATCAGCAGGTGAGGACGAAGACAGACTGAACGCAGACGGGCTGCCTTCCACGGGTATCTGAACAGAAGAGAACCAGCCAGTTTCGCTGAAATTGTCGCTGTCTTCATCGCCCCAAACGCGCTTGAAGGCTTTTGCCACAGAGTTGATTGTCCACTTGTAGACAGTTTTGATGGCAATAAAGGCTAGCTCCACGGTCTTGGGATCGGGAGAATCCTTCTGAGTGGCGGCTTCGTCCTTGGGCTTGTTGAATGTGCCCTTGAGGTACCAGAAGTACCGATAAGATCCATTCGCCTTCTTGGCGCGAAAACCGAGCGCATAATATGGCGGGTTGCCATCTGCGCTGTCCAACACGCGCCCACTGGCTGCATCGTAGGTGTCGCCAGTAATCAGGGCATGAGTTACAGCGGGAAGGTTCGAGATCTTCAAAACGATCTCAGTATCGCCCTCAGATTGCAGGGTGTCGAAAGGCTGGTTGTCAAAATACTGGGTCTGTGACTCAGTGGCAGGTGTGGCAGAAGCCTCAGCAACCGGCGCAAGTTTCTGCGGGGCGCCAACGGCAAAGCCATCTGCGTCATCCTGCGTCACGGCTGCAATATACAGCTCATCCAGACCAATAACCTGACGATATTCGGATTGATTGATAGGCATGTTATTACTCCTGTTTTACAAAACTTCGAGATAAAAATAATCTTTGGCCAAAACGTAATGACCAGTGGATTCGTCTTTTGGAAGCGCGCGCTCCGGGCCTTTAGTAAAGCCTGCGGCCAGCATGGCGGTATTTACATCTGGGAGGACTGCTAGCCCTGTATCGCTCATGATGTTGACTTGCACGCGATAGGTGCGCATCGTTTCCTGATTATCAGCATGATCTTCTGCAACGCCTGAGAGCAGCTGATAGGTGATGTATTGACTAGGTAACGCAGCGCTGCCAACCTGCTTAAAGATATCCATCCCAAACGGGATTGCTGGCGATAGGGTTGCAAGCGCATCATTCACACGCTGGAAAATGGTTGCCATCAATCAGCCAACCCTTCCGCTTTGAGCGATTTACGCACCTCTTGCATAACGGCCCGGCGCTTGCCATCAATAGCAGGTCGAATGTAGGGTTGTGCTGGAATATTCTTGGATGGCGATCCATACTCTTGCACATTGCCATACTCAGCGACATCAGCGCTTGCGCCAATGACGCCTACTTCAACATAACTAAAATTTCCTTCTTGGTACGGACCATCAAGAGCAACGGCAGCTTTCAGATCACCAGTTTCACCAACAGGAACAAGAGCATCCATCTCTGCTTCTAATACAGCGCCGCCTTTCATCAAACCGCGTTGAGCAGCTGCATCGATGTCAATGCCAGCCTGCGCAATGGTTTCAAGATATTTGGCCAGACCTTTTACGTCTAATGTTGCTTTTGTGACCATTACACAGTTCCCTTTACCAGCTCGGCTTGGATCTCAAGGTACTCATTGCGGTTCTCGATGTTGTCAGGCGGCGAGATAAACTTCCAGCGTTCGCTGCCCAATAAAATGGCATGACCTGCATGCACGTCGCTGCGGTAGCGCATCATCAATGTCATCCGCGAAACAGCCTGCTTGGCATCCGCAGAAATAGACTCTGGCCCATGTGCGTATTTGATCTTGATATACACAGTCGGGTTTGTGACGAAATTTGCCCATGCTTCCACCTGCGCGCCACCTGCATCTTTGGTAAGAGTAGAGGTTTGCAGCGTGCCGCGTGTGCGCAGTTCACCGGGATTGGTTATTCGTCCGCCAAGATTCATATGCCAACATCATCCGCGGGGCTTTTCAGCACCACTACAAAATGGATTTCGTCAAAGTCTTCGGTCGAGAGCTGCACAAGATAGTTTTCTTCAGAAATCGCATCTTCAAACTTCGAAGATTGATCTCCGCTTGCGCCATAGACTCCAACCAGTTTGATAACCTCATCACCTTCACGCGCACCAGGCAGGTAAATTGAGCCGCCGCCCGTACATCCTTCGAATTCATACTTGCGATATTTCAGGGCTTCCGCTTCGAGCATGGTCAGCGCATTGGTCAGGCCATAGGTCATCATGGTGGAGTCGCCGGTCATCGCCGGGTTCTCAAACATCTGTACCAACAGCATCGTTGCCGCAGAAACGGCAATGGGGTGCATGTGGTCCGCGCCATCTTGCGTCCAATCGCGGCCCGTCGCCCGCTCGATGATCTTGTCCACTTGCGGCAATAGATCCGCCACACGCGAATCACCACTGGCAACGCGCAGCGCATTTTCGGCTTGAGTAGATGTGAGGATGTTGGTCATACGGTCCTTATCGAGTTGCCCTGCGGACGTGGAGGACGCCCGCAGGGTGCATCAGCAGAGAGTGGAAGGGCTCCCTGAAACGCTTACATTAGCCAAGCAAGGTCACAATGGCTTCGCTCTTGACAGCCTTCACGCCATACGCGATGGAAATTTCAACGATCACCTTGTGATAGGCAGGGTAGATTGAGAGCAGGAACGACAAACCGCTGAATGGATCGGTGATAATTGTGTGCTCGCCTGCAGCGCCTTCTTTAGGAAGCTTGGGAACACGGGTCAGCAAATGAATGGCATTGCGCTCAAAAGCGAAGTTTCCTGTGTAGCTGTTACCAACCGCCACAGGATCATTATTTACCCAAGCGACCTGGTTGCCAGGCTTGGCAAGCACAATGTCGCCATCGCCATCACCAGCAAAGCCGGTCTTGACAACGTACTTATTGGTGTCGCGGCCGGTCTTGGTGTTGGTGAGGATGTCACCAGCGAGAACGGTGCCGGTGCCGGTATCGATGTGAATGGTTTCAGAACCAACTGCATATCCAGCGGTCAAGTCAACAAGGTAACTTGCAGCTGTGCCTTTGGTGTGCAAAACGATCTGACCAGATTCATGCAGGTCAAAGCCTTCGAGACGACCAAGAGCCGCCTCACGCAAAAGATCAGCACTTCCAGCTTCATTCACCTTGAAAAGATTGGATTGTGTTCCGCGAATTTTTGCGCCACTGGTTGTATTGAGCACCATGTGCATATCAGAAGTCCATGCGCCATTGTCGCGTAGTATCTTTCCAACCTGAGCAATGTCGGTCAGATCAGCAGCTATCGCAAATGGAGTGGTGCCAGCAGTGCCATAAGCACGTGAAGCGCCGCGTTTTGCAGCGAGGAAGAGATCAGACTCAATCGCATTCGCAAGTGTGCGAAATGCCTGAGAAAATTGATCCTGCTTTACGTTTTCATAGATTTGGCTGATAGAAGCCTGCTCTTCGCCGTTCCAGGCAAAAGCAGCTTTCTTGACATTGGAGATGCTCATTTCTCCGTAGCCAAGTGAAACGCCGGAAGGATCAGTGACAGTGGCGGCAGGTGTTACATCTGTCGCGGTCATGGTAGGAACAACTGGATAGGTGATCACCTGGTCTTTAGCGACCATCTCAGCGGACGGGTCCATATAGACCGCGCCAAGGAAGCCAGTCTGTTCGCGCAAAACGCGGTCAGCGGCTTTGTAAACATTCGGGATCAACCCAGTGAGTGTATTAGTGGTCATGGTTTATTACCTCTTTTTTATTGGTTGAATAATTCGGCGTTGGCTGATTAGCCTTCGATTTTTCCGTCAGCTTTCACGAACTTCATGCGCTCGCGCGGAGGCATGGCGTTGAATGCGGCGAGGGTCATCTTCTTTTCATCCTCATGCTCTTCCTCAACGTTCGCAGAAACGAACAGAGAGGCGGCGCTGCTGGTGTTCTGGTCAGCATTGCGCATGGTGATATAGAGCTTATTGCTCTGATCAGCCTTGATGATCGCAGCTTCCAGCGCGGGCTGCAGATCGATCGCGGCCTGTACGCCTTCGTCTGTGCCGCTGTTGAACTGGGTATTCAATTCGTTCTGCAAGCGGGTGACTTCGTCACTATCAGCCTTGGCGCGGTCAAAATACGGTTTGAGATCGGTCATGATTTGGTTCTCCTTTTATTTTTGAACATAAAGATATTTGCGCAAGGCTTGAACTTTGCGCGGGTCTGGCTTCGCCTCGGTCTGTTCGCTGTCAGCAGACACAGACTCCACCTCAACAGTTTCCACCCGCGGCGCATCCGCCTGCGGTTCGTTGATAATTTGATTAGCCTGCGCTGTTGCAGGCATCGTGCTTTTATTCAGCAACTGGTTGATCACGTCATCGAGGGTTCCAATTCGATCAGCCATTCCGAGATCAATGGCTTGCTTGGCGCTCACAACACGGCCCTCGCCAAAACCAGTCCGAACAGCAGCAGGTTTTACGCCGCGATTGCGTGCTACCGCATCCACAAACGAGCCATAAATATCGCTGACATTTTCTTGAATGGCAGCTCTGGCGTCTTCAGAAAGCGGTTCATACGGGTTTGCCTCAGCCTTATATTTGCCAGCCTTAATCAAAGAAACTTTGATGCCCTCTTTTTCAAGCTGTGCGCTGATATCCTGGTGTGCGGCAAAGACTCCAATGGAGCCAACTTCGCCGGACGGCGTAACAACAATTTCATCAGCCGCAGTCCCAATCCAATAGGCTGCAGATGCCATCAAATGATTAGCCACTGCCACGATCGGCTTTGTGCCGCGCGCATCAAATATCTTTTTGGATAGTTCTTCGATGCCGCCCACCTGCCCGCCCGGGCTGTTGACATCCAAAACAATCGCGCTGACCTGCGGGTCATTCACAAGGTCTGCAAACTGCTGTCCAAGAGATTCAGCAGTAGTGCCACCAGACATATTGGTCAGCATGTTGGTTCGTGGTGCAATGGTTCCAAAGACACGCATCACAGCAACGCTGTTGACCTGTGTGCTTTTTGGAGGAACAGATCCATTCACGCGGGCTTGGATCTCTTCTGCGCTCAGTTTTTCACCGCTCACATGCCGTGCAACAATTTCTTCCAACATCACCAACTTACTGGGCAAAATTGCCCAGGGTGTTTCCATAAAGGCTTGCAAAACGTATGTTTTCATGTACTGCTCCTAATTCTTGACTGGCTGGGCTGATCGTATAGCTGCGAGCTCAGCATTGATCAGCTCTCGAACACTCGCATTATTGCGGGTCATCCAGTATTCATCGCCGCCATCGTAGCCGCTTGCATCTTCAATCTCACGGGACTCATTGGGGCTCATCTGCCCGGATGCAATCTTGATCGCGTTGAGCTCAGCGCGCGTTTTTGCGTCCGTGCGCAGCAATGACTCTCGAATAAATTTGAAATAGCTATTACCTTGCTCGGCTTGTGATAGCCAATTCAACCGCGCAGCTTGTTCCCACTGCACCAGGTACGGGTCCAGCGTGGACTTCAAATAATCAAGATCCTGCTGGGCGTTGCTGTTATAAGCTTCCTTGCCCATATTCAGCTTGTAGGCAGGCACGCCAAAGAAGTTGATCACGTCCACATCGTTGGCTTGAATGCCCTCAAGGAATTGGGCATCGGTCAGCTTCATCTGGATTGTTTCGAACTTGCCAACCTTCTTGTCGAACACAACTAGTCCGGTCTCATTCAAAGACTCTTGATAGGCCTCACGCACTTTTTGCCGATCAGCCTTATCCATGACAGCATCCATTTGGATATAAGCTTGAGATTTCAATCCGCTGCTGCCCTGCACTTCGCTTTGCGTTTTCTTCGTAGCCAGCTGGCGGCCAAATGTTTCGCGGGCATACTCCAACACAGAGCGTCCGCTGCGTCCATTGGTTGAATTGATCATTAAGTGCGTCACTTCCACCGCGGGGATCTTGTCTGTCTTTCCGCTGGGAAAGGTGGTCTCATAATACTGATTGCCGCTTTTATCCAATTTCGGGCGTGTTGCATTGGAGGACAAAATAAACAGCTCGCGATATCGTTGGCGAGGCTCCCAAATATAGGCATCACCCCAAAATAGCAACCATTCCATGACGGTCTTCTTGAAAATAAACGGCGTCATCCAACGGTTTGGCTGAACTTCCAACAGATAAGCCATATTGCGCAACAGCGCATCCGGGGCCACATGTTCGACGTTTTTCCCGTTGCGCACAAAGACTTGAAAGGGCATCTTCGCCACATCATCCCCGATGATGTTCTTGCAACGGTAGGCGGTTGCAATCGTCTTGGCCGTTTCTGCAGAAACAATCTGGTTCGCCGTGGTCATGACACCGCCGCTTAATCCAAATTCATAGCCAGCAAATTGCGCAGCGGCCTCACTGACAGGCGCAGGTGCAGTGCTAAAAGATTTCGTAAGAAGTCCCATTGTTTATCCTTGATAGGCAGTGAACACGTTGGTCAAGGGACCAGACATGGCACGTAATCGTTCGGGGTGAGGCACAGAGTTTTTACAATCTTCCACCCACGGGCGAGTGTAAAAATCAAGTGGAAAATCAAACATTTCCGAGTGGTAGGTGGATGGCGGGCAATGCTTCAACAGTCCTTGATAACAGTCCATCCCGCACAAAATGACCGGATTACAGCCCATCCATAGCGCAAACCACGTGGCCGTGTTGGAACTAAAGAAGCCGGTCCATACATCAGGCACATCAAAGATCACATCGGTCGAAGGCTCAGGACTTACATGAATAGCCTTATGCTCCTGTACCGCTTTGACCTGCAGCGGGTTGGTCTCAGGCGCATCGTTGTACACCATGTATGTGGGTTCGCAATAATAAAAAGCGTGATAGTTCACGGCGATCAACAAGCAATCTTTGGGCAGGCGCTTCATGTCTTCAGGCAGGCTCGGCCCGCCGCCCAGTATCGCAGCAGGTTGATTGCGGTATTTGTTTTTCATCGAGGAAAGCAATATCTTTTTCATGCCGTCTTCCATGCCATCAGCACCGATAAAAAAACAAGAACGGCCCCGCATACGGTTTGAGCCAGAGAGGCTGAGAGCAGGGCAGATAATCCGCTATAAAGCGAAGCCATTCCTACAAGAAAAAAGATTTCAGGCAGCCCTATGTTCAGGCGTACCCAGGCAAGCAAAGCGGTGATCTTTACGCGAATATCAATCATTTTTGATTCGCTACCATAAACATTTGGAACAACATTGCTAGATTGACAAGCGACACAAAACCACCGCCCATTGTTAGATAAAGAATGAAGTTGAATTTCGTAGCAGTATCTTCCAAAGAGCGAATACGCTTCTCATGATCTTCGGCTTTTGAATTCAAGGCGTCCACCTGTATTTGAACGATTTTATTTTCAAGTTCATCAAGACGGTGAAAATCAGAGGAACGTTTAATTGTTTCTTGTTCAGGCATGTGTCATTCCCTCTAGGTGGTTTTTCATATCAGTCACGGCTTTGGCGTAGCCTTGCTCAAAGGTAGATTGTGCTTGAGGTTCAGGATCAGGTGTCGGGGCGGGTTGAGGCGCAGGGTTGATCGGCATGGCAAACTCGGCATTGGCCAATCCGTTATATTTGATGGCGCAGTATTCATCGCGCAATGTCCAAAGCTTCACCCATTGCTCGCCACCAGTGGCTGGCAATACATCCATCACGTTGACAACATCATGCTGGAAAAGCGTATTGACGCTCGCGCTCGTGACGTTAGGCTGGGTGCGCACGCGCAGCCCTTTGACACTGGTGACACGGATGGCATTGATCGGGGACAGGAAATATCTCTGCATGAGATAGGGGATCGGGTCAACACACCAACCCTTGAATGTACGGATGGAATTCTTGACCGGCTCGGGAAGGATGACTTCAAAATGCAAGTGCGTGCCTTCGCTTGCACCGCGAAGCTTGTCTTCAAGATTTCCGCCCATTGTGCCAATCTGCTGACCAGCCTCAACCACATCACCAGCTTTGACATGCACATCTTTGAGGTGAGCATATAAGGTGCTGTATTCTTTGTTTTCGTGCTCGATAACGACTCTACGGCCATAGCCGCCCTGATCGTAATACCCAGCCTCAACGACCAAACCATATTGCACGGCAAAGATGGCCGCACCAGGCTGGCCGCTGACCGTCGTAATATCCACACCCATGTGCTTGCCTTCGGTCTTGCCATAAAGTTTCCAGTTGATGTTGGCAAACTTTTGGAAGAGAAACGCGGTGGATATGGTTGGGTAAACAGGATTTTGCATAAAGTCATTTTTGGTGAAAACAAAAACGCCCGGCGCAAACCAAATGGTTTGCGCCGGGCGTTACTTCCGACATCGCCCGCAATACAGCAGGCACTCAACTTTTAGAATAGGTGGTGACAGAATGAGGGGGACACCCTATCAGCCACCTGACGAAATATTAGCACAATAAATCTACAAATGCAATATGCGAAATATTGCAAATTAGCCAGGTCCTAAACTCCCATTATCCGTAAACTCCCATGTGTCTCGAAAATGCGCTTCTGCTGTAAATCTGCGAATATATTCATAGCCTTTTAATACT